CTCATAGTCACCTAAACCGATCCAGTTCAATGCTTTATCTGATAACCAATCACCTAATTTACTCCCAGCTTGACCCAACAAATCACCAAAATAACCACCATGACCCTGCACAGGGCCAAAACCGGCTGAATGACTCATGGATTGTGCTAGTTTCTTCATATTAGGTCTCTTCTTCTTAAGATCTTTCTTAATTACTTTCTTTTCCTCTTTCTTTACAGCTTGTTTAATTGCTTTTTTAACAACCTTCTTTGCAGGTGTTGACATTCTTAATTAATAAATAAGTACCAAAAATAACTAACGCCAAACTTAACAATGACGCAAAAATAGAAAATATAGTTTTATAACTAATTTTCGAATAAATCTAAATATTTAAAAAGGCGGGCCCATAGGCCATATGAACCACTTTCAGCTGCACCTTCTTGGCCTAAATATAAATTTTCAAGCATGTAATCATTCATATTCATGCTGAGAATATCCTTCATCGTAAAAGGAATACCATTATGATAAAAAGTCCCAACCAATTGATCTTTATAATTTTTAAATAAATAATCAATAAAACCACTAAGCACCTTTCGACACTCAATGTTAGGCCAGGATTCAATCCTTAATGCAAATGCACGTAATAATGACCACCTCATATCACGCTCTGTGGATTTATACAATAAAGAGCACAATATTCTATCCTTTTCTGGACAGGGCAAAACAACATTCTTAAAACTAACAAATTTATGAGATAGGAAGTCGCAATCAATAGGTAATCTTGCATCCCAAATTCCTTCACTGGGATTTGTGATTACACCAAGATTACTCCAAACCTCACAAATTGTCCTAGCATTAAACCAACTAACTAAGGCATCACTTGTAGAAAATGTATTATCATCACCATAAAGTAAAGCTTCAACATTTTCTTCAAAATGCTTTAAGGTTGGTTCAATGCCAAACCTTTGAGCTAGAATTATATAAGCATAAGCAAATAGACGATATAAACACAAGGTATTATCCACCACGGTGTTTGAACTACCAGATGGATTACCAGTCTCTTTTCGGACTAAGTCACCACTGTCTAACACAATAACAGAATTCACTATATTTTCATAAACATGATAAAGTCTAGCTTTAATACTAGACACTTTCCATTTTTCAGCTAAACAGTCCCACCGAAAATTTCTACAACCGTATAATAGTCTACGTAATAAAGAAGCATCAAAATTGGTTTCATCAAGAGCATATGCATTTTTAAACCGATTAAGTCTAGAATACATACGATCAAAACCACCATAATATTTAGAAGCACCAACTTCTGACCAACAATAGCCAGCTGAGTCATAAAACTTATTATTTTGATCCAAAAACAAACGATTAGCAATTATGCTAAGTTCTCCGGGACTAGCAGTGAAGGTACGTAATTTATCAACCTCCCCACCATAACAAGTAAACTTCTCACGTGGACGTAATTCAACCTTTACAGCAGAATTCCATATTGGCACATAAGTGAGACCAAAATCTTTATACTCCATTTGATCCCAAACCAAGTCAGCAACACTTTTTAACATGTCACTACATTCTGATTTTGTCTTGTACTTTAAATTCCAAGGAAAACCAGGTGATGATTGCTTGTTCATTTCTGCCCAAACATCATCAACTCCCAAAACATCAGACCCTCGCATTCGCCAGAAATGATCAGACATAAACTTATAAGATTTTTCCCAAGCTAATTCATCTATGGGAAATTGGGCACGATCATATTTAGCTGCAGATCGATAAGCAGCCCGTAAAAAATTAACATTAGCTCTGCTAGTCTTACGATAACTAGTAGGCTCAGGAATATTTTCTTTCTTTAAATATTCAGCAAAATAAGGATCTTTAACTTCCTTAGCATTGTAATAAGAGGTTTTATTGGCA